AAATCTTGGCGTTTTAATCACACGTTTTTTTAATCGTTAAAACAAATAATATGGAGACTAATTTAAAAGAGGCTTTAAAATCAGCTGACACATCAAAATCGCCACTTGGTGACGTGGCTTGTTATTCTCTTAATTTTGCCCAGTTAGCAGGTGAGATAAACATTTACATGGAGGGAAATAAAATTAAGTTCACGTGGAAAAATTACATCCAACTTGCCCAAATAATTTGGGATAAGATTAAGGAGACATCGAAAGAATGTGCCGGAAAGGAGATTTCAGTGAGTTTACCTCCTAAGTTATCAATCGTAGGTATGGCTTTTAGCCTTATCGGATTTAAGTTATAGGCGCAGCAGGATTCGCTACCTTAGGCAGCCGAGGGGAGTAGATTAATTTCTATTCCCCTTAAAAATAATAAAAAATATGAAAGCAAATGATTTTGTAGTATGCGTGGATGCTGGCCATGGTGGGTTAAGAAAAGGAATAGGTCCGGATAAATATGTTACCTATCCATCAAAATGTTTCCAACATAAACATGGTAAATTCCATTCCTATGGATGGTTTTTTGAGGGTGTTTTTAATCGCTCTGTTGCCAACTTCCTTGAGCAGTTTCTCTTTGACTACGGCTTCCAAGTTAAGCCTGTGTATGAGACTATTAACGATACATCATTAAATAGAAGATGCCAACTGGTAAATAGCTATTCTACTTTAGGCAAAGCAACTATACTTGTTTCCATTCACGGCAATGCGGCAGCTTCAACAACTGCCAGAGGATGGGAAGTGTTTACCTCTCCAGGTGAAACAAAATCGGATCTCCTTGCTACCATGATAGGAGAGGAAGTAAAAGATGCAACACCAGGCTGGGTGCATCGGCATGATTACAGTGATGGTGACCTTGACAGAGAAGCAAGGTTTCAAATGCTTACGGCTACAAAGGTGCCAGCAGTGTTAACAGAGAATGGATTCTTTACCAATTATAACGATGCAGTATTAATGATTGATAGAGAATGGCAGGAGGCAATAGCCAAAGCTCACGCAAAGGGCATCCTTGAGTATGCCATAGCACAAGGTGTGGAGTGGTAATAAAAAGCCGCAGGATAAAACACCTGCGGCCAAACAAAACACTATTACTCACCACTAACCTATTCCTTTAATATCCTTTTAAACATTGTAGATGCTTTGGCTTTTACTTCATCTTTTTCACTCGTATTATTTATAATCATAAATAATATAGCTAACATTCTTTCTGGATTCATGTACTCTAAAAACTTCCTTCCTGAGCCATCGTTACCAGAGTAAAATTGTAATATACCACTATTTGTATTTACAACATTATTCTTATTTATAGGTTTAGGGTATTTTTCAACCATTATTAAACCTTGTTTAATTTCATTAGGTTTTAAAAATTTAGTTATTTCCATTACTGTTTATTTTTAAAAGTGTTAGTTTAGTTTCTTCTTGTCTTATCCTACTGGCTAAGTAGTCAACATAAAAATAATTAATTTTCCTTCTCATCGTCTCTTCCATGTATGCCAGGTTCAACCGGTGGAGTTTCTTTTTTATAACCAACTCTTGCATCATTTTCGTAATAAGTTTTAGAAATTAACGCTATTTGAAAAGCGTCTATTTCGTCTTGAGATAGTTTTTTATTTCCATGCACCTCTAACTTCATAGCCTTTATGACTGACATACAGTAATCAATAGTCCATTTGCTGCCTTTGTGCTGCGGAGAAATACCTTTTACTTTATGGCCATTTAATTCTAATAAGTCAATGATAGTCCTGGATGCTCCTTGATTCATGCCTACGTTTCGGCTAATCTTGTTACTGGCTTTTACATTTGCGTGTTTACGAAAAGTAATATTTTGGAGGGAAGAATCTTCTACACAAATAGCACAATCTCTCTCCCATGTTAAGCTATCCATTATCCATGCAGCCAGATTCTTGTACCTTCCAAAATAAACTTTTTTATCATCAATCACGCATACTGCCAAACCATTTAGCCTTATGGCTGGATCTATCCCTACGAATTTCATCATAATTTATCTTTTTATTTAAGAAGTTACGTTTAACATACTTACTTACAAATTTAAGCAAACCATGATACTCATAATATTTGTCATTAAGTTTCCATAATCCCATCAAAGGAAAATATTCTAAATTAACTGTTCCAAAAGTCATGAATAGGCAGTTATCATAAGTAGTCCTACTATAACCATCCCACAAGTTTATGCCATCTAACATATCATAGTGAATAGTATCTACTGTGTAGCTATCATCAGCTTCACTATAATAGCATCTTTCCAGCGTCTTATCTCCTATTTTTTCAAGGCTCATAGTGTTGTATGCCATGAAGTGATTATTCTGCCCATTTACAGTAGTCACTGCCAGTACTAACATGATTGCCAATGATAGTTGTACGCTACGCACTGTAGTATTCATTTTAACGGGTTCTTTTTCTTTCTTAGTTGTATTGCGCTTCCTTGGTGCTTTAATGCCAATACCATAGGCTTCTATGCCTTTCTCGATAAATTGAATTTCTAAGAAATATCCAAAGCAAATAACAGTACCTATAAAAATAAACATTGCGTAAAATTCTGCACCAGTGCTTTGCCCTTGGATAGAGAAATACAATTCTAACAATGATACTACGGTAGCACCTGCAGCAACCTTGGCAGGGTAGGGAGATCTCTTTTCACTTGGATTTAAAAAGTCAATAAAGACAATGGCAAATCTGCCAAACTGCAACATGAGAGAGGCAGGGATAGAGAGCAGCAGAGGAAGGGGAAGGAAGTACACATTTAGTGCAGCTGTGATAAGGTAAGTTAAAATAATACCTACAAAAATAATCTTTGGCATGGATGAAGCGATGTCATTAAATAGCCATTCAAAAGTTTGATTGTTAAAATTCTTTTTCATTTTGTTGTGGTGTTTAGTGATTGTCATAATGACTTTACAAAAGTAATATAAAATAAATAAGTTGTATATATTTATGTAAAATAATTATAAAAAAAGTGCGAAGACAAATCTCCGCACTCTGAAAACAACTTAAATTTACCAAAAAACGATTACTATTCCTTTGTTTTGTGTTTATTGTATCTCTCCCAGGCAGTCATTACTCTTATCTCTTTTGTAGCTGTTTCAATTCGCAGTAGTTTAAATTCCTCTAAAGCATCTTCCAAATTTCTTGCAGTGACTGTCACGCTTCTGCCATCCTCATATTTGATGACGTATTTATTCATTTCGACTTCCATTAGTGCCATTTTTTAATGTAATCAATAATAAAGTAAACAGCAAAGGCTAATGTTATTAAACCTCCAACGGCTACAAACATGTTTGCAGCATCTTTTATTAGTTTTTCTTTTTCGTTTTGAGTCAACATAATTATTTATTTAAATAATTTTTACTTGCTACTGGCTCACTTCCTTGGTTAGAATATTTAGCATCTTCTTTTTTATCATAAGTAACTTTAGGCATCTCGCTTATTTCATGATAAACAATTTGGGCTATCTTCATGCCAGGATAAATCTTAATTCTTTGCACTGCAATGAGCTCCAGTGTCCAATGACCTTTAAAGCCAACATCGCCAAAGCCAGCAGTGACGTGGACAAATAATCCTAATCTTCCGAGGCTTGACTTTCCTTGTATCACTGGCACATGGCGAAGTGTCTCCGTATATTCGACAGTAGAGGCAAGGTAAATAACATTAGGCTGCAATATTAATCCTTCTGGAGGAATAATCATTGGTGCGCTTAGGTTTTTCTTCTTTGCATCTAATACACTTTCAGTGTAAAGTATTAAAGTATTTGACAAAGTTAGGTCGTAGCTATTAGTTCCTAAATTATAAGGGTTAAACGGCTCAATAACGATGTTTCCTTCGCTAATTTCGTCGATAATAGTTTTGTCGGTTAAAATCATTTTATTTTGCTTTTAAGTTTTTCAAGTTCTTGTTTAACTTCTTGCCAAAAATCATATTCATATTCATCAAAATCAGTTCCCGTTGATATTACATTTAGTATTTCAACAACTGCAACTAACGCACATCTAATGCATTGACTATCTCCGTTGTCTTGGTCGGTGTAAATTATCATATCCATTTTAATAAACAATTCTTCTGCTTTTTGTTTTGCTGTTTGTCTCATAATTTCTTTATCTCTTCTTTAACTTCTAAATAATATCCAATAGACTTTTCCATTTTAAAATCAAGATTAAATTCAAGTATTAATAATATTTTATCAACTGCAATCAAAGCGCATTGTTTAGCTTGTTTCCAAGCCGAAATAGTTTCTGCAAATTCTCCTAAAGGCTCATGAACATAACTCATATTATATGTTGTTTGACAGAATGTTCCAACTAATTCTTTTGCTTCTTCTTTCGGTGTTAAAATCATTTTGTTTATATTTTAAAGTTTTGTATTTCTCTTTCAACTTCCTTCCAGTAATTAAATAAATCAATATCAGTTCCTCTAGATATTACATTTAAAATTTCAACAACTGTACTTTCTGCGCATTTTTTAGCGCAAATAATTAAAAGAAATTCATCATTAACAATTACTTGAATTAATGTTTCGTAATGTTTAATTAATTTTTTTGCTTTTAATTTTGGCGCTAAAATCATTTTGCTTCGTTTTTATAAGTTTCGTTGTAATATTTTGCTGCTTGTTTTTTTAACTCTATTCTAATTTCATCAACGGAAAGCCCTTTGTAATTTTTCATTATTAAAGGATCAATAAGCCCACTTACATAAGAATCCATTATTTTCTCCTTTTCCATTTCTCTATCTTGTTCTTGTTGCCATTTAACACCATCAATAAATCCTTGTTTAAATATAGCATCTTCTAATTTTGTAGTTGCAATATCTCCTTTTTTGTTTGCATAAACTTCAGCAGCTTTTTCTAATTCATTTTCCATTTTTATCATATTTAACCCTGTCATCAAATTCAGGATGTGTATAATGAAATTCAGTTAACATAGCTGCATTACACATTAAATGTGCTGCATGAAGTAATCCATCTTCAGGGTCTATGTCTTCACCAAGACGAATGGCTTCAAGATGTCTCATTGCTGAAGCTATAACTTCTGTATAAGGCATACCTTTCTCCCAGTTTCTAGGTTCATATTTAGCAGCACCTACAGTCCATACTTTGGCATATTCTTTATTGGCTAATGGTGGAATAAGATCGTATCGGATTTTATCAGAATTATGTCTTACAGCCCTACCAGAAGCATTCATTAAATCATCGACGGTAATTTTAGGTGTTTTCATAATTCTTTTTAGTTCATTCTCTAAGTTATCTGTCATAAATAAAATGCTTTTAGTGAATGTTCAAACATATTAGTCCGCAATTTTAACTCATGTAACATTTCCTGTGCTATTTGCATAGTTTCAAATTGTGTATCTCTTGTAATTCTTAGCTTCCAAAAATTTATATAAGCTAATAAACTACCTGTCCATATAAAAGTAGTTTCCAAATTTAAAGGTAAAATAGTGCGAGCTTGTTCCTTTGCCACTCCCAATTGCAAGAGCTCATGGTAGGCAGTGGCGCAATAACTTATTACAGCATCTTGCATTTTTAACGCTATAACATTATCTACTTCATCTAAATGTCCTCCGCTACCTTGCTTACTACTTTTACTCTGTATCCTAAAATCTTCTATTTTGTAATAGTTATCTTTAAAATCTACATATCTACCAGATATTGAATTAGCAGTTAAACCTACCTGGTGTTTAAACAACTGCCTTTCTACATAAATAGGGCAAGTTATCCGGTATTGTAACTGTGGATGGCGAAATGGAGAGGTGTGATTATGTTCTGCAAGGTATTTTATCAGCTTCTCATTTTGCTCCACAGTGTAATTGCTGGCTTCCTTGCCATACGAAACGCGGGCGGCATTAGCTACCATGTCATCGTTTCCAAATATTTCTAAAAGTTCTACTTTCATTTTATTAGACATTTAAGAGAGGTTTAAAATTTACACCGTTCCATCCCTTTATCAACGCACGGTGCCAGCATTGCTCAACCTTCGGGTAGTAAGTAGTGGTACAATACAGACTTTAGAAATATTACCACCATCTATTTCACTCTGGTTTAACGTCTGCCTTTTGTAGGGCAGCAAGGGCAGGAATCGAACCTGCTTGTGCACCGCTCAACGTTGGGTAGCTTGCGTACACGGTTAGCCCTGGCGATACCTTTCGCCACCTTGCTAATTACCTGTCTGTTCCAGGCTGCCAATTCATCCTCTGACGCAATCAAGCCGAAAGAAATGTTTAATCCGCTCATACACTTCACTTGACTCCGAGGTCTGCAAATGTCTTATGTAGCCATGTGGCCTACTAATATTCTCTCTTGTCTAAAGCTACTTAACAATGTCCTGTAATTATCAGACGTTACTAATAATAACTTTTGCACTGCTCTACATTGCTCAAAGATGGCAGTAGCTTTAGGATACTTACCTTTTACATAGTAGTCAGTCAAAGTAGAAGAGTGCTTTATTCTTTTATACTCCTCCTCTGGCATATCTCTAATGCAAATCATCATCATCTGGGCAAATATACTTTCATTCATTCCGCTTATTACTGTGTACCTTGAATAGTAGGCAGATAACTGCCGGAGGTACTCGTCGCACTCATCCAACATCTCTGCCGATGGCGCAGTAGTTATCCAGGCATTTACTTCTTCACAGAATGCCTGTATCTCCAGCATCTTACTATTCCACTCCTTCATCTTTGACTAGTATAAGTGTGACTGTTTTTGTTTTCTCCTCCGCTATACCAGTGTTTATCTCCTCTCTTTTCATTTGCTCAATCTCATATTCCTTATCTATTATATTATTAGAAAAGGTGTATGACTTTCTTTTATAAGTAGAATAAGATACTAAACAACCATGTACATCCATAGCCATTTTATTATCCTTTAGTAAAAGTGTCAACTGATCTTTATTTTTATCTCTTCTATATTCCAAATCCTTTAACTCTTTTGTAATCTCCGCATACCTTGCCATCAACTCACCAATGTAGCTATCCTGGTATCTTTCGTATGCCTCGCTTATCTCTTTCGCTGCTTTCCTTATTCTTGCCTCTGTGGCAGTTAATTCCTCTGTATTAAACACATACATAAAACTTTCATGTTCACCGGCCCAGGACAATGTTTTGCCTCGAAGTTTTGTTTTCCAGTATGATATAATAGAAGTCGGAATAACTCCAAATTGATACCAAAGTATTAATGAGTATGTTTGCATTTGCAAAGATTCCTGCAGTCGCTGTGTTGACCATGGCGCGGTGCCTGTTTTAAAATCAACTACCAGCTCATAATCTTTACTCATATTATCAATATAGCCAAGCATCTTAAAATCTCCAAAATCATGTTCTAATTTATATTCTACATAAGGATAAATTAAAGTAATGTCTAAAAAGCCTTCTGGAAAGTTAAAATCTCTTTGAACACCGGCAGCATAGTCTTCTATGTCCTTTGCAAATTGTTTGCCAAATTCAAGGAAAGGCGAAGGAGGATCGGGAATGCCGATAAAGTATTTCTTTTGGTAGGCAATAGGATCGCTCTCCCATAGGTTAATCTGTGATACAGATAAATGTTCTTTTGGTAATTTAAGCATGGTTACTTTGTTTTAAAGCTATAATAATTTAAGTTCTTGTTCCAATTCCCATATTTCTTCTGTTAAAACATGAAGACAATGTTTTACAATAGTATCTACAAGTTCTTTATCAAGAACAATAAAAGTACTTTCATTATTTCCTTTACCAAATCGTACGTCATGTGTTTTTTTAAATTTTAAATTATTTATTATTTCATTATTTTTATCTATTTTCTGTAAAATTTCAGATGCTTTTTTAGCTTCTTCTATAGTCATGGTAAGTTGTTTTAGTTTTTAAAAAAGTGCCAGCGCAGATACTGGCACGTATAGAGTCATTCATCTCAATTTTTGAAACACCTGTATAAAGATAGTAGAAGTTGCGGCAGTTGCATTTTCATGTGGTATCTCTGCCTCAATTAGCTTGTTGTAGATGTCAATGTATGCCTGTGTGTAAATAGAGGATATTTCAAAAGCTATCGCTGCAAGGTCAGGCTTCTCTGCCTCTGCTTTCTCCTGCTCTATCACTGGTACTGCGGTAGGTGCTGCTGGTGCAGATTCTACATATTTTAATTTGCCTTTATCATCTATAACGTCAATAACTTCTCCTTGCTTTAAACTCTGTATAGGATCGCCAGGCTTTCCATATATCCTTGCTTCCTTGCCATCGGCAAATACCACCAGAATGTTTATAGATGGGCCATACTGCCCTTCTCTCGGTGCGCCTGCACTATATTTAACTTTTGCCTTAGTGATTATCATAATAGTCTTCTCTTTGAGCATCTAATCTTTTTAACTCCTCTTCCTCCTGCCAGTTCTCCAACTGTTGGGCAATCCATTCAAAGTCTATTGCCTGTGCCATGATGCTATTAAATAGCACTTGTTCTTTCGGTAATAAATCGTTAAAATTAAACAGTGCATCAATGGCCTTGCTTATGCCTTCGTCGGTGATGTCGCGAAGGGCAAGGTGATTATCTACAATGTAGTCTAAAACGTCTTGGCTTGCCTGATTCATTTTGTTCTGTGTTCTTCGTTAAATACTATTGTTTTTTGTAGATACTCCACGGCTGTTTTGTGTAAAAAAGCATGGGCATGGTTACAGCGAGTATAGTCCTTTTCGTTTACCGGTAGTTGATTAAGTTCATGTAGTACATCCTCGTAAACTCGTACTCCATTTTTATCAAACAGATTTTTCACAAGTAGGTTAATACAAATCTTTGTAAGTATGCCTACAATTTTTTCGTCTCTTTCTTCTGGTGTCATGATGATTGTTTATAGTGATTAATGATTATTTCTTTCTCCATTCAAATCTAACATCTTCTTTCATCCAAGTATATCTGTGTAATAAATTACCTTTTTTGCCAATAACTTCACCTAAGAATGTAGGCTCTGTTAATGTAGTGTATGGCTTTCCACCTACTTGAAAGTTAGAGGTTAAAACATCCCCTGTTAATGTTCTGATTTGAACTTGCTCAAATCTTTCTGGATAAACTGCTCTTTCAACTCTTAAAATTAAATCGTCAAGATTAAATCTTACTAAATCAATCATTATTTCAGTAGCTTGTCTAACACTATTTGTAGCAGAATGATCACTAATTCTTACTTTACATACATTGATTAAATATTCAACTGGACATTCTTTTTTAATTATAAGATAGCCACTATTACCAAAATCAGTAGATGAAAGTGCCTGACCTACAAAATATCCTTCTGGTAAAATAGAATTAATAGCTTGTAATGCTATTTCCATTTTTTGCTCGATTAGTTCTAAAGTTGTCATAATGTGTGTGTTTAGTGATGATGAATGCTTTTGTCCTGTTGACCTTTCAAAGATACAAATAAAATAAATACAAAGTATATAAATTATATAAAAATATAAAAATAATTAAAAAAAAGTGTGAGGTCAACTCCCCACACCTTGCAACACATTTTAAACCAGTTACTTATTTCTTTAGCACCTTTCGCCACACTGCCAGTTGCTGGGCAATAACAGCGGCTCTTCTTGTATTACCTTGTTCTATCTTCTTTGCATGACTTCTGATAGTCATAAGATCCATGCTCTCCGGTGGCTCTTTCAATGCCAGATCCTGCGCTTCCTCCCACAATGCTCTTTTCTCTCCTTCCTCGTATTCTATCATGCCGAACTGTACGCACATATCGTACCAATATAATGGCACTGTGGTATAATCTTTGCCTTTAAACTCCTTTAGCATAGTTGGAAAATTAGCGTATAGTTCTTCCCTTGCTTTCCTTGCTTTCTCTTCCATGTTGGCATTGTGCCGGAGAGCAGCGACTTCATTGTCGTGAGCTGCAATTATCTTCCTCCGGTAAACAAGGTAGGCATTTAGTATTTTGCCGATGGTGTGCATATTTGCTTTGCCGTAGAATTTTACATCATCATCCAAGTCAAGCGACTGGGCAGCGAAGAGGCGAAAAGCAATTTCAATTTCATTGGCAGCTATCTGCCCAAATGTTTTAACGATTTCTTTAGTAACTGTCGAATAAAATGTGAGATCACCATCAATGCCATAAACAGGGAAGAGACTGCTAATAACATTGAGTACATTTCTAAAAGCATCTTTAGGTTCAATATTAGCTATCCTGTTAGGCCTTGATTCAATAATGGATTGCTCATCCTGGTTGTGTGGTTGGTACTTTGCCAGATTCATCTTTCTTTTTTTTGTTTTGTTGGTAATATTGTTTGTTCATTTCTGCGTGAAGTTCTTTGTTGTTGTCAATCCACCTTCTACTTACATCAATCAATTTACGCTTTTTATCATCATCAAGAAGAAAATACCAAATCTTATACCTCTGCCTTTTCTTCTCATTATACTTATCCTTTTCCTCCTGTGTCATGGCTGCCCATTTCCCTTTTATTTTATCTATTATCACTGCTTTGTTCTTTTGATAATATTCTCTTTGCCATTGCTTTCTTTTCTCTGCACCTTCCTTTGATTGATTGTATTTCCAATTTAAAGCATATTCATTAATCTTTTGCCTATTAACCTCTCTGTACTTTTGCAGATATTCGCGCTTCTTTTGCCTTTCTTCCTCTGTCATGTTTGCGCGTTTATTCTTTTGATAATCTCTTTGATACTGCTTTAACTTTTCTCTTTTTTCTTCCGGTAGTTCTGTGTATTTCATCTGCCTTGCTTTTTTAAAAAGTAATACAATTTTTGTTTATTTCGCTGATATTCCTTGTGTTTTTCAATCTGCTCTGGTGTGCGTTCAGCGTATTTCTTTCTTTTGTAAGCGTTATTTTTGTCTCTAAATGCTCTCCATTCCTCGTATGTCATTTCATTGCGCTTATTTTGCTGATACGCTTTCATGTATGCGTTATATTCTTCTCTACTCTTCATAGCTCTCTATTTCGTGTACTACTTCTTCCCAGTAATAATAAGTATCAGGGTGTAGTGGTATTCCAATATTTTCTTTTAACACTTCCCTTGCTGCAAACAGAGCACATTGTTTTGCCAGGATAGATACAAGGATCTCCTGCCCAAGTTCTCCGCCAATGTCCTGGATAAGGTTGTGGTAATGGGTGAATAATTCCTTTGCTTTTTCTTTTGGTGTCATAGGTTTTCTATTTCTTTTTTTACTTCTTTCCAATAATTAATAGAAGGAGATGTGTCGTGTGTAGTGGTTAGTAGATAATGGATTTTTATTAACTCATCCACGGCAATCAACGCGCATTGTTTGGCTTGTTCTTTAGATAAAGATGGATTTATTTTATCCATTAACCAATAATTATCTACTAATTGATTTGCTTTTTCTTTTGGTGTCATGCCGTAAATTCATTTACAAGTTTATCAATTTCCTCCTGCCTTTTCTTTTCCTTTGCCAGTGGACTGGCATATAAGAATTTCGTATAAATGTTATTAGCCTGCGAGTAAATATTACTAATAGTAAAGTTAGCCTTTAGCCACTTATCACTTATCTGCCATGCTGCCGTGGTAAACATTTGCACCATGTCCTCCGGGGCTTGCTCACTGGCACTTACCTTCTTTAACCATGTTACTAACTTTTTACAGTTAGCACCATCTTTAGCTGTCATAATGTAATTGCCCTTATCAGAGGGATATGTAACACCGGCTAAGCGTTCATAGGTAGAGGCGAAGGCGGAGAAGCAGAGGTAGGTTTCGGAGGGTTCTCGCTCTTTTCTTTCTTTTTGCTCCGCAACAATTTTTCTTTCTTTTATTTTTTGCTCATAAGAAATATCGTCAAGAATTGACTGCCTTTTAAAAGGATTATTAATATCTGTTTTTGGCAGTGAATTATCAAATTCACAACCTTTATCTATTGTATTATTACTTGTTTTATTCTCTGTATTATTATATTCACGTTTTTGTGTATTCTGCTTTCCCGTTTTTGTGTATTCTGCTTTCACGTTTTCGTTAAAGCTGCTTTCACATTTTAATTTATTTGTTCTTAATCCTCTATTTCTTCCATCAAAAAAAAGTTGAATTATAAATTCCCTTTTCTTTAAATCACTTATAATATTAGCTACTCTACCTTCTGATAAATTAACAAATTTTGCTAAGTATTCATTAGAAGCAAAACAACCTCTTTCAGAATTATCAAGAGAATCAATTTCTACAATTAAAACCTTTTCAATTAAGGTTAAATTTGTATTTAACCAAATTTCTTTTTTTATCCAAACACCTTTAAAATCCCTTTCTTTATTTTCCATTTTAATCGATTTTATTTAGGTTAGCAAATTCACCATAAAATTTAATTGCAGCATCGTTATAGGCTTTTGCTGCTTCTTTTATATCATAAAATAAACCTAAATAATGCTTTGTTTTATTTAATTCAATTGCAGCAACCCATTTTTTACCTAATTTATGCCAATGAACTCCTTTGTATCCAGATTTATTGTAAATTGTTTTAATGCTATTCATTCTGTTTTGCGAATATGTACATACTCTTAGATTACATTTTCTATTATCTAAAGTGTTGCCGTTTAAATGGTCAACAACTAATCCTTTTGATGGATTCATAATAAATCTATGCATTAATAATTGTCCAACAAATTTTTTATTTTCCCAATGATTTCTAACTGCATAAAATTTACCACATAAATTATTTACATACCACTTCCATTGGTTCAAATACTCAAAGTCCTCATCATCTACCAAAGCGACTTTGCCTTGTGTTAACTGAATTTCTTTCATAGTTTATAAAATTAAAAAAGCCCATAAAGGCACTACTCTTTACGGGCTTATGAGGTAAACGATTTCCTCAAATACCTTTTGCTGGGTAGTGCTTCCTGCAAAAGGCAATGTAAAGATATACTATTTTTTATATTTTCTAATTCTTTTCCCCTTTATTTTCCAAGGCGGATTCCCTATTGCGCTCTGCATTTCCATGTGTTTTACAACGGCTGGCGGCGTTTCGTATGTCACAGACGGAAATTCATTTCCCTCTGTGAAAACCTTGTCTAAGGCTGCTTTTAAAAAATTTGCCATCAGTTTTTCTCGTTTAAAGTTTTAATATTGTCATTTCCCTTTTCCTCTATGAATCCACTGCCCTGGCTTCCTCCCACTATCTTTAAATACTGATTCTCCACACTGGCAGAGTTAATAATAGTCTGTGCAACATTGGCAATGACCTTTGCTTTTTCAAGGTCATACTTGGAGTCTGGATCGCTTAGTTCTTCAAGAACAACGAAAAGGTGGTTGCGGAGGTCGCTGATTTTGTTTTTCATTATAATTTTTTTAGTAGGCTTTTAATTATTTTCTTGTAAATCTTCTTTTCAAGATTATCCTCTATACGTCTTTGTCGTCTTGCTTCTGCTGCTTGTGCATTAAATCTCCTTTGTTGTTCTATATCTTCATCAGACATATTATTCTTTCTATCAGTAATTTCTTTGTAAAATGGGCTTTCATCACACATATTTTTAGGTATAAATTTTATTTGGCCAACACTTGCTGGTTCATCTGTATCTAAACCATAAGTTGATTCTATGTTTAAATTACCTAATTCTGGATTTACATAAGGATCATTTAAGTTTCTCATCTGATTATTATTTATTTTGGTTTACAAATCTTTTAAAACAATCATATAAACTATCTTCTGATGTTCTGCCATACCTTCGCTTATCATCGCCAAACGTTTCTAATTTATATTGTAAATCGTGTAATTTGTTAAACACACCTAACTCTTTAAAGTCTTTAAATTCATTAACTACATTATACTTATACTCATTCAATGATTGAGCTAATATTCGAGCTTCATCTTTTGTTAGTCTCATTTTACTTTTTGTTTAATCTGGTTTATTAATATTTGCACTTCCTTTAACTCTGGTGTTAACTTAGCATGGTTGCGGTTAAGCATCGCTAAGTCCTTCCTGGATACAAGGCAGAGGTTACTAATGTCATCATTATACCTATCACCATCCAGTTTAAATACACACATATCACCTGGCACCGGCCCATGCACTTGTTCCCAGTTATAACGAGATAGTGATTTCCATTTATGATTTGCGTATTTAATTTCATTGTAGCCGTTAATATTCCTGATGGTTCCAATAGGTAACTCATTGTGCGGTGAATGACCCTTTACGTAAACTCCAGTTAATTTTGCTATGTGTTCATTTGACAATTTTTGTCCTTTGTTCCATGGTATATGCCCTTTAATAAAACAAGTCTTTCTGGCTATGCTACTTGTTTTTTCATTTTGCCATTGTGCTAAAGCTATCTTTCTTGCGTGTTCACCTAAATACTTTTTATCTTTCCTTAATCCCATATCATTCGCTTTTTTGCTAATAGAGATAGATGAATGAGGCATCCAAGTAGCGATAACTTTAGCCGGTGTAGTTGCATACAACTTTGTAATTATCAACAACTCTTCTTCAGTGTAAGGTAGCTTTTTACTTTCTTTTGCCATGATTAATAATTATAAAACAATAGAATAATCAAGTCCTTCATAATTTGTATGTGTTAGGTCACTTGAGCCATACCTTGCTGAAATATGTACGAAGGAAATTCCCCTTGGTTTTAAAAATTCCTGCAAAGATTTAAAACTGTTCATCGTTCGGATAGAATGTCCAGTAACAAAATAAGGATCTTCTTTCCATGATTCCCGATACTTAGAATAATAAGAATGCCCTTCAAATTGTCCTCCATCAAATCCCATTAAATAGAATTTTTTAATACCTAAATGTAAACCAAGTCCAATAGCATCAAACAATATAGTACCTCCTACAAACAAAGTATTAGGTATTTTTTCTACAATAGGCTTAACATATACTTTGGTAGATTCGCAAACTGGCATACCTTTATACTTATAAAATTCTCCATCCATTTGTGTTACACCTCTCCTTTCATCGTTGCAATCAAATTCTGGGAGTATGTGTTTGTAAGGATTCTTATAAATATCCTCCTGCCAAAAATTTAAATATCCTTCTGGTAAATCTTTCACTGTATGGTGGTTAATGCAATAATCGTATTTTATTCCTTCATCTTTCCACATATCATTTACACAAATAATTAAGTCATCTTTCCAAAAACTATTACATATATCTTCATAAGGTAAATAATCTAATGATGCTCCGCTGCCTATTAACAAACAGCTATCATAGTATTTGTGCGATAATTCATCTATCCATTTCATATTAATATTCCATTTCAGGAAAACTGGCTTTTACTGTCCAGTATTCTGTTGATAAATTGGATCTTACTTTCCAAAGATTACTTGTATGGTAGCCAGATTTATAAAAGCATTTACAAGTAGCATCTACTATTTCCTTCGCACTCATGCCTCTATTGTACTTTGCTAACATATACCTCTTACAATTCTTATACCTTGGCAAGTTTAACACATCTGCCCAACCTTGCACCATGGCATTGTAGGAAGAGAAAGCCTGGAAGTCGCAAGGTATCTTCTTCCCATTCTTATAGCAATCATCCATCGCTTTCATCTTCTTACCGGTGCCTCTGTATTTTATTCCACCAGGGTTTAACGCTTTAGCCATCAACTTACTTTCTATTCCGGCATTGGTAGCTTCAATGATGAAGAAGGCGTAGATAACAGAGATTGGCAGATTAGTCTTTTTGTGCATAGTATAAAAGAAATCTTCGTACATAAAACCTAACCAAATCCTTCTTAAATCTACCAGACTTTTATTCTTTAATCTTTTAAATCCTTGGTCCTCTAAAAATTCTCTTAACTCCTCCGTATCCATGTTTTTAATTTGCGTACCTGGCAGATTCTTCATGTCTATCGTTTGCAAATTATCCTGTGGATATTCCTTTGCAGGGTTTGGGGCTGATACCTTGTTAGATTTGTAGCCTTGACCTACAAGGGAGATGTAAAGGGAGGAGATGATTAGAAATAAAAGCAGGTAGCTTTTAATCTTTATTTTTGTAGGTGTGATGGGTGTAATGGTTTCCCATTCAAATGTGTTGTTTTTCATACTGATTTGTTTAAAATGGTTTATTAAAATGGTAAATCACCATCTACTCCTTCAAATGTCACCTTGCCAGTAGGAGGAGCGGTGTGAGGTGTAGGTTCTGCGGTAGGCTTTCCTCCAAATTCAAGGGAAGTAACGCGGCAGTTAATAACGGCAGCTGGTTCTCCATTCTTTTGAGTGTAGGCATTTACTCCACCACTACCTTCCACTACAATGTAGGTGCCTTTGGTAATGAATGGCTTTAGCTTTTCTCCTCTTTCTCCCCAGACATTGCAACTTACCCATACTGTTTTCTCTGATGGATTAGGGCCGTAAACTTTCTCTGTGTGAGCAACAGAAAAACTACATACCATAGTATCACCAACGCTTTTTAATTCAGCATCTTGACCTACTCTTCCGGAAACAATTAATTTTATCATATAAATTTATTTTTTGCAAAGTTATATATTTATTATATATTTGCAACATTAAAACAAATAAATATGGAAAAAATTATGTTGGCTAAAAAGAAGGGAGTATTATTGAATGATGATATTCATGAGAAATTACTAAAGATTCAGATTGATATTTCTTTTAAGACTGGCAAAAGGATTTCATTAGAAAAAACTATTGAACACGTTTTAGATAATTACAAGAAATGAAGTTAACCACATTTACATTAAGTAAAAGTCAGGCTACTGATTATTACCGTTCCATAGGCCCATTTACAAGGTTAGCTTTACAAAAGAAGTTTGAACACGTTATCTGCCAACAAGAAAGAGCGCAGTGGTATGATATTTATAACACTGACATTGTATTAATACAACGACCTAACTCTACGGCATCACTGGGAATAATGGCAGATGCAAAGAGGATGGGAAAGAAAGTTATTATTGACTTTGATGATCACCTTTTAGACGTGCCAGAGGATAATCCGGCTAATCATTATTTTGCTAATCCACAAGTACAAAAGCAAATACAAGATACTTTCCTATTTGCCGATGCTGTCATAGTATCTACAAAAAAGCTATATGAAATTTACTATCCAATGTGTCAGGGAAAGATACCTATGTTTGTGATACCTAATGGATGGAATCCTACTGACCTACCAATGTTCGAAGTAAAGGAAAGGCATACTCCAACAAGGTTTGTTTGGCGTGGAGGATCTACTCACTTTGCAGATTTACATACTATCAAGGTTGAAATTAATCAGATGATAGATATGGATACTGAAGTTACCTTTTTTGGCTTAAATAAGTTCATGATGTACGACTTAAATAAGAAGGCTATCAATGTTGACTGGTCTTCTATGTTTGTCTATTTTACATTCATGCAGCGTATAGAAGGTGATTTTGGATTCTATCCATTAGTTCGTAATGATTTTAACTTATCTAAAAGCAATATCTTTGCCATAGAGTGTATAGCCAATGGTATGCCAGTGTTAGCAGACAGTTATTTTCCAGAGTTTAATATGCCTGGTGTTATTCCTTATAGCAATCCTAATGAGTTTATAGAGTTAGTGATTAATATAGTTAATGGCAACATTGATAAGGTAGCAGCCGTTAAGAGTGGTAGAAACTATGTTAAAGAGGTCTTACACATAGACTTACTAAACAAGAAAAGATGGGAGATATTAAAAGGTATATAGTATGCCATACATAAGCAAGGGAATAGGTAGTACTATACACAAAGCTAAGATGCAGCGCACACCAAGCGGTGAGCAAGGTAGCTATAACAACGCATGGCATAAGATGTCTAAGGCTTATCGTCGCGCTAATCCTCTATGTGAATGCTGTATAGTATTAGGTATTATGACAGACATAACACCAGGTGATTATAAAGGTTGTGTGGATCACATGATACCTATCACTCGTGGTGGTTCAATGTATAACTTAAACAATCTATTAGCATTGTGTAAGTCATGTCATGATACTAAGTCAGTCAATGAGAAGACATCTATAGCTCCTGTTACCTTGCACATGGATAGCGATGGCAAGTATGTACCTGCGAATAAGGCACAAGTAGTGGCATGGTTAGCGGACAAGGTGCGGAAGAGGGTCGAGGTCGAGGGCGAAGCCTCCCGAACAGGGTCGAGGTCGGTCGAGACGGGGGAGGGAAAAAATTTTTAGGAAAAACCAAAACATCGTACTGTGCAACTCAGAGCACATCAACGCAGCCTCTAAAAGGGGGTTCAATTCAAAATCATAAACCATAAACAACATGGCACAAAAAAGCATAAAGACAAAACTACTCCAAGGCACCTTGGAGAAATCACGCGTTAAGACATTCACTCCCGGTGAAATTGGTGAGCCTATGTTCAACCTTGACGCAGGTGAGCAAAGAATATACAACAGAATCCGTGAACACCTCCATCTTCACAAGGCTGGAAAGCAAGTAGATGAGATTTACCTTTCAATTGCAGCGCGTGCCATAGGTCATTTATTGCACAATGCCGAGATATTGAGCAAAGATGGCGCAGTTATGGTGCATCCTAACGGTGCAAGGCAGGTAAGTGCCGAATGGACTGCATTTAAGCAAGGATTTGAGTTATTTCTTGAATTATCAAAAACTTTAGGTTTAGATCCTAAATCCAGACTTACCTTGGAGTATTTCCAGGATGGTAGTGGTGATGAGGAAGATGAAATAGCCAAACTTCTTAAAATGAACTAAATCATGGAAGAAATTAAAGAAATTGCCATCTCCATCCTTGCCTCTGCCTTTGCACTGGCATTTATATCTGTTCCGGTGTACATAATGTGGAATTGGCTGATACCAAATATTTTTAATCTGCCATACATTGATTATGTCGAGGCATGGGGCTTAATGGCATTTGCAGTTTTGCTAAATAGTATTTTTGGACTTACCGTAAAATCTAAAAAAGATAAATGAATAAATTATGCCATTTGTAAAAGTGATTTTAATAGATAATGAACCAGCCGCTTTTTGGACTAGCTTTGTTAAAAAGATATTTCAAAACACTACAAATAAATGCATTGTTATTCTTTTTAATGATGACACTTACTGGGAGGTAAAAGGTACTTTAGATGAAATTATTGAACTAATCAATAGTAAAAATATCCATGATTTTGTTCACAATAATTAATTTTAAGATTTTTAGTCTAACTGTAAAAAGTAAAAAAGATAAATGAAATTTATTGAGGATGTTGTTTCGGGGAATTTATTAATAGGTAGTTATGCGAGGCTAGCAGTTGAACGGCATCTGAATGATTTAAAAAATAAGAAATGGGAATATGTTTATTCCGAAGCTCACGCAAATAGGGCTTTTGGCTTTATTTCTGCTCTACGACACACTAAAGGCGAATTTGCTGGGCAACGTTTTAATATCCAACCATTTCAAGAGTTTTTTATTAAAGTCCTGTTTGGCTGGCAACGAAAAGAAGGAGGCAGAAGATTTCGAAAGGCATATCTTGAAATAGCAAGAAAGAATGGCAAAACAGAGTTAGCGGCTGCCATTGCTGTGTATTGTTTTCTATGTGACAATGAAACTGGAGCGGAAGTTTACACAGCTGCAACTACTCGCGATCAGGCTCGCATTGCATTTGATACGGCAAAAGTGATGCTTAAATCATTAAAGGCAGATTCCCGTACTTTTAATAAATTAGTGAATGTTTTAAAGTATAATTGTAACGTACCATCTACAAATAGTAAATTTGAAGCCGTTGCATCGGAGGCAGATACATTGGATGGTTTGAATCCGCATTATGCAGGCATTGATGAATACCATTCGCATAAAACAAGTGACGTGGAACAAGTAATGGAAACGGGTATGGGTTCAAGATTTCAACCTTTACTTCTTATCACTACTACTGCTGGTTTTAATCGTGAATCACCTTGCTATATGTTCCGGAAGGTAATGGTAGATATTTTGGAGAAAAGAAAAGTGGATAACAGCGTATTTCCTTTGCTCTTTTGCCTTGATGAAGGCGATGATTGGCAGGATAAAAAGAATTGGACTAAAAGCAATCCTAACCTGGGAGTTACTCCTTACATTAGTTACATGGATGACCAATTCCAAAAGGCATTAAACGAAGGGGCCGCTAAACAAATACAATTCATGACTAAAAACCTAAACGTATGGACAACTACATCCAGCGTTTGGATTTCTAATAATTACATCGAGCAAACAAGGCTAAAAGCAGATGATGATTTACTTTATAATAAAAAATGCTTCGCTGGATTAGACCTTGCCTCTACGCGTGATATTGCAGCCTTAGTGCTTTGTTTCCCTGTGCAAGCAGGACTTGATAAACCACATATAAAATCCTTCTTTTTTTGTCCAGAGGATAACGTTAGGGAAAGGTCTCTTTCAGATGGCGTTCCTTATGTCCAGTGGGCACAGGATGGTGATATTATAATGACAGAAGGCAACGTTACTGACTATGACTTTATAAAGGCTAAAGTAATTGAGTTAACGGCAAAGTATAAAATAGAGTGTATTGCTTTTGACCGGTGGAACGCTTCACAATTGGTTATACAGCTTACAAATGATGGTGCAAATATGAAACCATTTGGACAGGGTTTTATTTCAATGTCTGCACCAACAAAAGAAATAGAAAAGATGTTTCTATCGAATGAAATTACTCATGATGGCAATCCAGTAATGGAATGGATGATGACAAATGTAATGCTTAGATTTGATCCGGCAGGAAACATAAAGATAGATAAAGCGAAATCAACAGAAAAAGTAGATGGTCCTGTGGCAATGATAATGGCTTACGCTCAAATCATGGTAGAGGATAGACCTACTATCTACACATCTGGAGAACGCGAACAAGGATTATTAATGTTGTAATGTACCTAATTGAAAATCTAAAAATGTCAATTATGGAGATATTAATGAAGAAACATGAGTATGCACAACAAGTCAGGCAGATTAATTGCACCAGTGGTTATTTTCACAGATTTTACGAACTTGTTAGCGATTGTCCCAGGCATGAGGATGCGTGGAGGAAATTAGAAGAGGAAAGGGAAGAGTTAGGACTAAATGAAAAATATAGTACCTATAATTCCTTTAGAAAGGCAAAGAAAACATATATGGATGTTAGGTTTGTTTAACGTGTTACTGTAAGTTGTTGATTTCATACTGATTTTGTTTATTTTTACCGCATGGCTATACTTAACTCCATGCGGTCTTTTTTTTCTACGCGAAAAAGTAGCATAGAAAATCCTTCAACACCTATTAACGGTGACACGTTAGGTGCATTATTTCAGCGTGGTAGTGCTGCTGGTGTAGCGGTGGATGAATACGCAATTATAGGGCTTCCTGCTTTTTACAGAGCTACTCAAATACTTGGTGGTGTTATTGCTTCTATTCCTTTTGATATTATTGAGAAACAAGATAATGGAGGGATAAGAATAGCAAAGGATCATCCTAACTACAAAGTAGTATCAAGAGAGCCTTCAGATTTATACACTTCGCACACGTTTTACAAAACAATGGTGTTACACTATTTGGCGCATGGTGCATTTTACGCAGCTATAAACAGGAATAGCATAACTACAAGAATAAATAGCCTTACTATTTTAAATCCTACCAAAATGGAGATAGGATATAATAGTAGGAATGAACTTGTATTTAAAAACAAAGAAAATAATAAAACATACAGAGGGGAAAATATTATCTACATTCCCAATCTTGCATGGGATGGTGTTAAGGCTTTGTTAGTGCCAGACGTTCACCGTGACAATTTTGGGTTAGCATTAGCCAACAGAAATTACGGTGCTAACTTTTATAAAAATGGTGCGCACTTAAACGGTGTTTTAAAGCATCCAGGAAGACTAACTAATGAGGCGTATGATAGACTAAAAAGTAGCTTTAATCGTGCTTTTGGTGGAAGTCAAAACGCTGGAGGCACTGCTATCTTAGAAGAAGGAATGGATTTCCAAAAAGTAGGTTTAAATCCTTCCGATGCTGCTTTTAACGAAACAAAGAAAGCTACTATTTCAGATATTGCAAGGATTACCGGTGTTCCTGGTGTTCTTTTAGAAGATATGGATAAAGCAACTTTTGGCAATATGGAACAGTTAAGCCAAATGTTTGTCAATTATACTATTATGCCATTGTGCGAAACAATAGAGGCAGAATTTAATAAGAAGATATTTTTTGAGGCAGAGAAGGATAAATATACTACTCGTTTTAATCTTGATGGTTTACTTCGTGGTGATATAGCTGCAAGATCTTCTTATTATACAACCATGCGTAATGTATTGGCAATGTCTCCAAACGAAATTAGGATTAAGGAGAATATGAATCCTTATGATGGTGGAGATTCTTATGAATTGCCTTTAGCATCTAATATTAAGATAGAGCCATCGAAAGAAGGAATGGCACATGAAAAAGAAGAAGAAGGGATTGACATAAACGACGATAGTAACGATACTAACGATTAAAATATATGGAAAAGAGAAGCATAAATTTTGAACTAAGGGCTAAACCTGAAAGCCGTACTATCTTTGGTACTGCCACAGTTTTTAACTCTGCCTATGATATGGGATGGTATGATGAAGAGATGTCTCCTGAATCATTAAGTCAGGCAGATATGAATGATGTTGTAGCATTGTTTAACCATGATCAAAATATGGTACTTGCAAGAACATCATCTGGTACTTTAAAGCTAAATGTTACCGGTAATTCAATGGAATATGAATTTGAAGCACCAAACACTACATTAGGTAATGATTTATTGGAGATGGTAAAGCGTGGTGATGTGTACCAAAGTAGCTTTGCCTTTACCGTAGAGGCTGAAGACTGGCAGGAAAGAAAAGGTATGAAACCTAAAAGAGTTATACGCTCAATTAAAAAAGTGTATGATGTTTCTCCGGTAACTTATCCTGCTAATCCAGATACAATGGTAGCGAAAAGAAGTTATGAGGCTACAAAGCAAATAGATGAAGATTTGCAAACAATAATTGATATATCTGTTAGGTCAGAAATTAATATACAGAACGAGCTACGCAGGAATGCCCTGCATTTATTAAATTTAAAAACAAAATAATGAACTCTAAATTATTGAGAGAAAAGCGGGCTTCCGATTATGCTATAATGGAAGACTTGCAGAAGAGAGCAGCTGGCGAAGGTCGTCTAATGAATGCCGAGGAATTGGCACAATGGGATGCCGCAGATGCAAACTTTAAAAATTATACAGACCAAATTTCACGTCTTGAAAGATGGAGTGAGATTAATGCTGAAGAAAGAGGTGTTAATCCTGTTGAGCAGAGCATAAATGCTTTACCAAGAGATGCAAGGGAGATTGTAAAATCACCAGAGTATCATACAGCATTTATGAAAGCTCTTGCAAAGCGTGACTTAACAAGTAACGAGCAATCAATGCTTAGAGAGATGCGTGGAACTGCAACGATTACGACTGCGGAGTCTGGTCTTGCTGGTGGTTACGTTATTCCTTACCAATTCTCTAACGAGTTGGAAAAGACAATGGCATATTATGGCCCAATGCTTAATGTTAGCCGTATTATCACTACTCCACAGGCAGGTACTTTGTACTGGCCAAAAGTAAATGATACTGCAACGGCAGGAACATGGCATACTGAAGGCGGAGCAGTGACTGTACAGGATATGACCTTTACAAGAGAAACTTTCTCTGCACACGTTTTAAATACACTTGTAAAAGTATCTGTAGAATGGGCAAATGACGAGTTTGGTTTATTAAACACAGAATTACCAATTATGTTAGGTGAGCGTTTAGGTCGTGGCTTGAACACTGCATTTACAACTGGTGATGGTTCTGGTAAACCTACTGGATTTAGAGATGTAGCACCTTCCGGTGTTGAATCTGCTTCTACTGGTGCATTTACAGCTGCTAACTTAGTTGACCTTGTTCACTCTGTTGACATTGCTTATAGAAATTCACCATCTGCTGCATTCATGATGCATGACCAGATTTTAAGTGCGGTTAGAAAGTTAAACTTAGATACTAATAATACTACTTTGTTTCAACCATCTCTTAGAGAGGGAACTCCAGATAGATTATTAGGTTATAATTTCTTCATTAATAATGATCTTCCATCTGCACAGGCTGCCGATGCAAAGATTATTTTCTTTGGAGATTGGTCTAAGTACATCATTCGCCAAGTAGCTAACAATGTCCTTGTGCCATTGCGTGAAAGGTTTATGGATGAGATGGAATTAGGATTCTTGATGTATACAAGATTTGATGGCAAGTTGATTCAGACTGCTGCAATCAAACACTTGAAAAATCTTTAATCAATAGGGATAGTGAAGGGATAGGGAGGAATCTCTATCCCTTATTAAAAATATACAAATGGCTTGGAAAGTAACAACGGCACCTGCTAAAGAAGTTTGGACATTAAGCGAAGTTAAGAATTATCTTAAAGTAGATACATCTGCCGATGATACTTTAATTACTACTTTGTTGCAGTCAGCTCGTGAAGTTGCAGAGCGTTACCTTAACCAGGCATTAATCACGCAAACTATTACAGAGAAGTTAGATAGGCTTAACAATCCTACTATTTACTTATCTGTATCTCCAGTTATTGCAGTATCTTCTTTTCAATATGCCGACAGTCAAAATACTACGCAAACTTATGATGCTGCAAATTATGTAGTAGATACATTTGATAAACCAGCAAGGCTATCTCTTGCCTATGGAAAGACATGGCCTACACTTTACGGAAATATAAATGATGTTACAATTACTTACACAGCTGGATATAGCACAGAGCCATCCGGTGTGCCAATGCAGATAAGACAAGCAGTTTTAATGATGGTGGCAGATGGCTATGATAATAGAGAGGACTATATTAAGAAATTACCTACGGCATCAGAGTATTTACTTGATCAATATCGTGTACAACTATTCTAATGAGATACAACAAGAAAGAAGAAATTGGTAAATTAAGAGAAAGAATAATAGTGCAGAACGTTAGTCGTTCTGTAACTACAAGTGGATTTGGCACAGAGACATGGAGTAATTTAGCGGAGGTATGGGCAGTGGTGGATTATAAAGGAGTTAATAAGGAGGAGGTAGAAGGAGGCAAGATAACAGCATTAAGCCAAGTGAGGGTTACCTGTCGTTATAGGACAGATATAAACGAGCAACAAAGAATAATCTGGATGGATAAATATTATCAAATAGAGAATGTCCAGATAAGCGAAGATAATTTGTATTTACACCTATTTTGTTCATTTGCTCAAAACTATGTGTAATGGGATATTTATCAGCGAAACAAATAAATCACCTTAAAAACCTTCAAAAATCTAATTACGCAGGTAGAAGAAGTTTTCAAGGTATGAGCTTGCGTGTAGTAGGTTTAGCAGATTCTGTCATTGAATTTGCAGACTTAATGGAACAATGTACAGTAACTGAAAGAAGTAGAGTAATTGATTCTGCTACTCCCATTGCATTAGAAGTATATAAATCATTAGTACCAGTAAGTAGTAAAGCACACCGTATTTCAACTAATCCTTTCAAAAATAAAAAGATGCAAGGTTGGGGAGAAAACAATCGTGCATCTATGATAGTGCAACCAGGTAATTTAAGAAAATCTATTATTGACTTATCTAAAAACCTTGTATCCTACAAAAGAGCAGTTGGAGCAATAGGGCCATTGTATAAAAGAAATACAATGAATAGAGGTGTAAATAGCAGTGAAGGAACAAATGGCTTTTACGCTCACATGGTCTATGGAAGTACAAGGGCATGGTATAATAAGATAGTGGTAAAAGCAAGGAATTTAAGTAGGGAGAAAGTAATTAAAACCATGCGTGATGAATGTATTTTTATTATGCAGGAAAGACCTAAAAAATTCTGGCAAGTATTATGATAGGAAAAGTAATATACGGAAGATTAACGACTGATGCGGCAATTACTGGTATTTGTGGATTGAATATCTTTCCGGACATTGCTCCACAAAATGTGCAATATCCCTTTATGGTATATACTATTATAAATAGCTTGCCTGTTGATTTTAAAGATGGGCAAAGTAATCTGGAGGAAATAACATTACAAATTGATGTATATACGAACAATTACGAAACTACTCAAACACTTGCAAACAATGTGCGCAATAGGTTAGATAGATTTGTAGGCACAGTAAATAGTATTTCGGTACAAACAATAAAATACATGAGCAGTGATAGTCAAGTTTATAATGCTGATTTAAATGTATATTGGATGAGCATGGATTTTATGGCAAAAATGAAACGATGAAATTAAGATTATTGAAAGAATGGAATGGAAAGGCACCTGGTAAAGTAGGTGTATTTCTTTCTGAATATGGAGAACAAATGATAAAAGATGGTATTGCAGAATTACTTGACGAATCTTTTGTTGTTGAAGAAATGCCACAAAAAGAGCAAGTTCAGCAAGACCCAATCTATATTCCTATACCAGTGCCTAACTCATATTTTAGTGACGAGGCAGATGAAGAAAAAATTATTAAACCGAAAAAAAATAAATAAACATGGCAACTACTGGCATTATTAATGGTACGTTGATGCGCCTATACAAAGATTCAACTGCGATAGGTTACGCAACATCCTGCCAAATGAACATCTCCGCAGCCATGCGTGAAATCTTGACAAAGGATTCCGCAGCTGGAGGATGGAGAGAGGTAAAGAAAGGTCAGCTATCCGGCACATTGTCCACCGAGGCATTGTATGCAGGGCCTGGCGATTCTTCTACCAATTACCTATTTGATGATCTCTTTACCGATTTAATATCTGGTACAGCATTGACTATCAAATTTACCACAGACGTACAAGGTGACAATGTCTTTACAATGAGTGCTATTTGTACATCATTAGACTTGAACGCTGGTGTTGAAGAAAATACAAGCTATTCAGCATCCTTCGAGGTTACTGGTGCTATTACAAAGACAGTTAAAGCATAATTTTAAATCCTAACACATGAAAACAATTGCAATAGCCAACACTTCCATACCGATTAAATTTGGTATGTATGTGTTAGGTACATTTCTAAGGGAGAGGAAACTTAAATTAAGTGACCTTTCCCTTTTAGGAGAAGATCTCTTATTAGCCCTTGAACTTGCCTTTACCGGTGTTGAACATGGTTACAAAGCGAAGGGGGAGAAATGCCCTTATACTTTACAATCATTCTGCGACTTGGTAGATACAGACATGGGAGGAATAACTCGCATTATGGAAATGATTTCAAATGAGATTTCACCTCCAGAAGATGAGAGCCAAAAAAACGTAGTGGCGAAGGCGGAGAACTCACACTTGAACACATCGAACGCTTTTGTTTCGGAGTTTTAAGATTTCCTCCTTCGCAATATTACGACATGAGTTTCAAAGAAGTTGTTATATCTATGCAAGGTTATAACAATCAATTTGAACAACAGGAGCAAACAGAATGGGAACGAATTAGATGGCAAACAACGCTTTTACTAAATGTCCATACGGCAAAAGGCAAAAGTTTAAAGCCTAAAGATTTGATTGAATTTCCTTGGGAGAATCCTACAAAAAAAGAAACTAACAGAAGTTTGACAAATACTGACAAGTCAATATTTGTCAAATGGGATAAAGAATTATAAATGGCAATAGGTAAACTTAATTTAAAACTTGGTGTAGATGTTTCCAATCTTGATAAAGAGCTTGGAAAGGTTGAGCGTAGTATGTCGAGGTTTGGTAGTAATATGCAGAACATCGGTTCTACATTAACCCAGTCATTAACTTTACCTATCATTGGACTTGGTGCTGCCTCATTAAAATCATTTGCCGACATTGAAAAGCTACAAAATGGTTTAATTGCTATTATGGGTAGTAGCGAGGAGGCAGGTATAGAAATGGAAAAGCTCCGAAAGGTTGCCGAGAATCCTGGCCTTGCCCTTCCCGAAGTTGTGAAGGCCTCTGCCTCTTTGCAAAGTGTAGGCATGAATGCCGATGCTGCAAGGGAAACTATCACACAATTTGGTAATGCTGTAGCGCGTGCAGGTGGTGGTGCAGAACAGTTTGATGGTGTAGTATTAGCACTATCACAGATAAGCGCAGTTGGTAAGGTAACACAGGAAGATCTTAATCAGATAAAAGAAAGGCTTCCAGAGTTTGCCAGGGTAATGAAAGAAGAGTTTGGTGTAGTAACGGCCGAAGGTATTAGAGAACTCGGAATAAGTAGCGAAGAATTTATAAAAAGGTCTGTAGGTGCTTTAGGTAATTTAGAAAGGGCTAACGGAGGATTAGCTAATACATTTGATAATTTAAAAGATAATGTTAGTGCCTCATTAGCAGAGTTAGGTAAAGCAATAAATGAAACACTAAATTTAGAAGCAGTTGCCGCAGCATTGAGCGCAGGATTACAAAGATTAGTAGATGGTTTTAAGTCACTTAATCCAGAGACGCAAGGCTTTATTGTAAAGGCTGGTTTATTAGTCGCAGCATTGGGCCCTGCAATATTTATAGTAGGTAAATTGATTACTACATTTGGTGCATTAATAGGTACTACTCGATTGATAATGACTACAGTCAAAAAATTATCTACGGTAATATCCGGTGCCTTCGCAAAAATACTTGCTAATCCTGTTATTCTTGGAGTTACATTAGCCATTGCTGCGGTGGGTGCTATTGCCTTATATGTTTACGATAACTGGAAAGCTTTTAGCGATAGGTTTACAAACATTTGGATAAACATAAAAAACAGTGCTAACAAAGGAGTAGCTGATTTTATGATGGCTATTGATAAGCTTCAAAAAGCAATGGGCTACCAATTATTTGATGTTAGTGGCATGACAAAGTACCAGGAAGAACAAAAGGTAGTTGCAGCGGAGTTTAAAACAATAGGAGAAACAGTAGATAGCCTTAAAGGTAAGTTTAAAAGCCTATTTATGGCTACCCCTATTCCGAAAACAGGTAATGGAGGAGGCGAAACAAGTACAGGTGATTTAGTATTTGGAAGTGGTGGCGCACCGACAGGAGGAGGAACAGGAGGAGGCGTTAAAGGTGGCGGAGTAAAATCACAGCCTGTAAATGAATTAATGCCAACAACAAATTTATTACCCACTATAGGTAAATTACCTGACCAATTAAGAAGCGTAACGGCTGAAACGCAAAGAGCAAAAGAAGAAACAGATGCTTTTGCAAAGGCTCAAGATGCTGCAGGTAAAGCAATACAAGTTACGGACGATAATATAACTAGATTAAAAAAAGGAATAGAGGATTTAAATACAGGTTTTAAAAATATTATTGAAGGTACATTAACTGATTTATCTGTAGCATTAGGTGAACAGTTAGGTAATGCTTTGTCTGGTGCAGGATTTAATATAAAGTCTTTTTTATTGCCAGTAGCCGAAGCGGTTATTAGTTTTGGTAAATTAGCTATACAGGTAGGTATAGCCGCTTTAGGTATTAAGACTGCATTAAAATCTTTGAATCCTGCTATCGCTATTGCTGGAGGTATTGCTTTAGTAGCTTTAGGTACATTGGTAAAAAATAGTTTATCTGCTCCAAAATTAGCCGAAGGAGGTTTAGCATACGGCCCTACCATGGCAACTGTGGGAGATAACCGAAACGCACGAGTAGATCCGGAGGTAATAGCACCTTTATCTAAACTTAAATCAATGATGGGAGATATGGGTGTAGGTGGCACCTTGGAAACAAGGATAAGCGGAAATGATTTAATTATATTGTTAAACAGAAGTCAGAAGGGACTTAATCGAGTACAGTAATGGCAGCAAGGTTTCAAACGACAGTTTATAACGAGAAAGGCAGGAAGATAGTAGTTGCTATTAAAGACAAGGTCTTTTCCGGTATGACTTATGATTTTGATACTATTGGTTTACAGCTGCAATATGACAGTGAAAGTCAGCAGGGGCAAGAAAGATTTACACCTATCATTGGCTCACGTTGTTCATTGTCTTTATTAATTAATAATAGTGATCTTGAAACCTTGCTTCTTGACATTGGCTTGGCAGTGGAAGGAAGGTTTACAATGGAGCTCACAGCCTACGAAGATGATAACACAACTGTATCGTTTAAGTGGTATGGCTATATAGTTACAGATTTAGTAGAGTTTGAAGACGTGCCATTAGTAATAGGTTATCAGGCTCAAATATCTGCAATAGATGGATTAGGTTGGTTAAAGACATTGGACTACAAAAGTGCGGTTGGGCCCTACAATGGGCAGGATACAGTAGTACAACATATTTTAAATTGCCTTAATCAGTTGGATTTTGTGCAGGAGAACTTGGTGGCAAATAGTTTGCCGGTATTACACACTATTTTTAATTGGCATGAGAACACAATAGCCTACAATGCTTCCTCTGATTACTCTTTATTGACAGTCATACAACATCGGGCATTTTACCACAAAGACACAAAAAGTAATTATGTGTATCAAAGTTGCTACGAAGTTCTAAAAAAGATTTGCCAAACTTTTGGAGCAAGATTAATATTTAGTGGGAATCAATATTGGTTTATTCAAGTAAATGAATATTCGAGAACTCCAACTACTAAAAGATACTTTAAATACAATGCTTTTGGCATTCAGCAATCAGGTACATTTACCGAAGATTTAACGCTATCTAATATTCAAACTAATCTTCCAGGAAGCGACCTAATGAGATTGAGTGGTGGTAAATGGACTTATTATCCTGCTTTAAAAAATGTAGTTATACGTTATAATCACTTTGCTAAACAAAACTTATTAGCAGGTGTGGAATATAATTATGCTACAAATGATACTCCAATAATTACAACTACTCCCACATTAGATGCCTCTAATCCTGATGCTCGATTAAGTTATACTGGCATACTTGGATTTTATGCCCAGGCTTTAAATCCTGCTAATTTTGAGCCTTATCAATTTGTGTTTGCCGTTAAGGTAGCATCTATTATTAATAGCTTTCCTTTACAAGGTTTTGAATCAGCTAACTGGACATTAGGCAGCGGATGGATAATTGATAACAAAATACTTGAAGGTACTTTAATAGCTACGGAAGCATTTTATACTACATTTACAGTTACATCCGGAAGGAAATATTATGTTAAAATAAAAGTTGATATAGAAAATAGTGGTAGTCTTAGATTGCGTTTAGGAGGAGTAACGAAAACAATTACAGAAAGTGGTGATTACGATTATGTTCTTTTATCAACTAATACAGACACATTAAAATTAGATAGTGTATCATCACCAGGCTTTACCGGTAAAATAAAGTCATTACAGGTAAAGCAAGAAAACAAGTATTTAAAAAGAGGTGTGACTTACACTAATGGATTTAATTTTCAATTGGAGCCTGCAACGTGGGAGAATAGCTTTTACGAATATGAATTTAACACAGAAACAATAACGGCTGATGCTGCTTTTGTTGCTTACAAAACTATCACATTTGATACATTAGATATTCCCGAAAGTGCGGAATATGTATGGGAAATGAGATTAAAAGAAATGAGAAACGAGGCAGGAAGTAGTATCATTTCTAACTTTAATGTATCGTATTTACTTAGCAATAACTATCTTGAATTTCTACCAACAGGTGCAGTTTCTGGGCAAAGCGATATTCTTGAATACGGCTCTGATAACGACGATAAATCTTCCACAGTTTTTAGCCTTGATACCTACATTGGTGACGGGCCCAGCAAGACAACTGATGGAGGATTAAAGGTTCTTGAATCTGGTACGTATGAAAATAGTAGTAGTTGGGATGTTGGCAACGGATCGGGCTTTAACAACGTCACACAGCTATTAGTAAACGAAGTAATACGCGGTCAACTTACTCCAAAGCTACGCATGGTAGATATGCCGTTTCAAAATCTATCAGTTGATAATCCTTATTTGCCTCATAAAGTTATAGAATATTCATCCGGATATTACGTTTTTGAAAGAGGCAGTCTTGATTTAAAAACAGAAATTTGGCAAGGTGATTACTTTAAAATAGAATTAGATGCCTAACTATACAGAAAGAACCGTATTATCCAAACCTCGTGACTTTAACCAGGTGGCAAACAATGCCGGAAGTGGTGGAGTGGTAAATAATAACGTCACGGAAACTATAAATAATGTGACAGTTAATGGCTCTGCCGTTTCTATTTTTAATCAAGAATTTCTTGCAGCATCATCCAATGTTTTAACATGGACACAGAACAATGGAACATTGCCAGTTACTAACTTAAATGCTTCTATTCATGTGTACCAGAATGGACAGAAATTAATAGAAAGTCAATATGTAATAACGGCACCTGCCACTATTACAATAGATGCTAACACACATTACGATGGAAGTAATTACATTGTATTTGCCATAAACATAAACTAATGGAAGAAATAAAAGCACCAAAAAAAGAAAGAAAGTTTTTAAAAGCCGTTGGGAATATTGCCAAAGTTTTAGCGAATGAATTAGTCATGGGAATTGCTCGAAAGTTTATTGGCAAAGCTATTGACAAAGTAGGCAACAAACGGCAAGGTCTTGTTATTGTTTTTCTATTGGTGGCAGGAATATCTTATGCCTCTATTGATTCTATTCCCTATCCAGTGACAGGTAATAAACAAAGATTAGGCTGGCAAACTAGCGGAAACGGGCTTGTTTACAGAGGTCGTTCAAACGATACCATTACAAAGCCTTCAAGTTATGTAGATAAGAATGTTAAAGCTTATTTACTTTTAGATTCTGTTAAAGGTACAATATTTGTTTGGCGGCAGACATATTGGGATAGTATTTTAGTTGGTGGTGGTTCTTTTGCACAGCCTATTGATAGCTTATTTTTTGATACAAGCGTTCCGACAAACAATGTAGAAACGGCAAAGATGCGTTGGGATTCTGATTTAGGTACGGTGGTACTTGGATTAAATGACAATGTACCAAACGAACTTGGATTCAAAAACTTTTGGTTGGTTAAGAATCAAACAGGCTCTACCATTACCAAAGGAAGCATTGTTTATGCTAATGGCACGGTTGGGGCAAGTGGCCGGATAACGGTTGCAAAGTTTATCGCCAACGGCTCAATAGATGCAAAGTATTTATTAGGAATAACGGCACACGATTTAAGTAACGGTGAAGATGGATACGTTATATCATTTGGCAAAATAAGACAAGTTAACACTGATACCTTTGCGGCTGGGGCAATCCTTTACCCTTCGCCAACTGTGGCAGGTGTTTGGACAGACGTTGAACCTATTGCGCCTAACATTGATATGCCAATAGGCTTTTGTATCAATTCATCGTCAAACAATGGAACAATAGCCATACGCGTGGCATCAGGATATAAGTTAAGTGAGCTTCATGATGTTGCTATTTCATCACCTGTTGACAAGGCTTCTTTGTATTATTCTAATGGATTATGGCGCGATACAACGGCTACTCTTTTAGTAAGTGACACGGCTGCAATGTTAGCCAATTACGCTACCAAAGAATATGCAGATACAACTGGAAGGTTATATGCAAGGCAAGATTATACAACGGGAGTAACGTCTTCAACATTGACATGGACACAAAGTGACACTTTGATACCTGGGGGCGTTACCGTTGTTCAAGTATATCGCAACGGACAAATTTTATTACCATCTCAATACACTATTCCAACGTCAACAAGCGTAGTTATCGCAGCAACCTCATTCAAAGTAAATGATAATTACACGGTTATTTTTCCGCGTGGTGGAGGTGCAGGAAGTGGTGGAGGATCGGGAAGCCTTACATCTATTTCAGCAGGTACAGGGATAACAGTTAGCCCTAATCCAATAACAACAACCGGAGTAGTTTCAGCAGATTTATCTGTATTAATGGAGTTGACAGATACTACTTTATTAAATCTTACTTCCAGATTTGCAAGTAAATTAAATACAACTGATACGGCTTCATTATCATCAAGAATAGATTTAAAAGGCACAGGCACGGTTACAAGTGTAGCGACTGCCTACGGCTTAACAGGTGGCACGATTACCACAACAGGAACTTTAAGAGTTGATTCGAACACGGTTTATAATTATGTTAGGGATAGCATTGTAAAAGTTAGAATTGGGAATGATACTATCAAAATACTAAAGCAAGAATATAACAATGTTACGAGCGACACATTAGTATGGACAACTACGGTTAAATTTCCTATACAATTACGGTCTTACATTTTACTTTTTAGAAATGGACAATTATTAATCAATGACCAATTCTCTATCATTGACACAAATAAAATAAAAGTAGCAACTTCATCTTACAAGTTAGGTGAAAATTATACTTTAGTCACAGTCTCCGGAATTGGTTCTGCTAGTATTTCTCAAACAGGCAATCCAGTTTATCCAGAGGCAGGCATAGCTTTAAGCACTGGCACAACTTGGACAACAAGTATTACAAATAATAGTACAAATTGGAACACAGCCTATACAGATAGATTAAAATGGGATGGTGGTTCTACAGGATTAACGCCATCGACAGGGCGAACAAGTTTAGGAGGCACAACGATAGGACAATCAATGTTCACTTTAACCAATCCTTCCGCCATTACCTTTCCTCGCTTTAATGCTGATAACACAGTGACAGGAAGGACTGCGGCTAACTTTAGGAGTGATATTGGTGCAGGTACTGTAACAAGCGTAAATATAGCAAGTGGAACACCTTTATCCATACAAAACAATACTACAACACCAGAAATAAGCATGGCAGCGGCAACTGGTAGTGTAAATGGGTATTTATCATCTACTGATTGGACTACGTTTAATGGCAAACAAAATAACATTACACCTGGAACTACAGGACAATATTATAGAGGGGACAAAACATTTCAAACTTTAGACAAATTTGCGGTTGGATTGAGTAATGTGGACAATACCTCGGATGCAAATAAACCCGTATCAACGGCAACACAAACAGCGTTGAATTTAAAGGTAAATATAAGCGATACGGCTTCTATGCTAACGCCTTATTTAAGGAGAGCCGACACATCATTATTAAATTTAACTTCCAGATTCGCAGCTAAATTAAATTTATCGGATACCGCTTCCATGCTTACAAATTATCTTAGGTCAGGCGTGGCGGCATCGACTTATCTGCCTTTAACTGGTGGAACGTTAACTGGTGATTTATACGCAAAGTATTTAAATACATTTGCCAAAACAACTTATATTCCTTTTAATGCAGGAATAGGCGAACAAAGTATTTTTAATGTTGGAACAACTTTAAGAGGTGGTACGGTCATGGTTTTTCCTGATTCTAATTTAGTTGGAAGTTCGGCAAATATTTTTCTTGCAAATTCAAGTGTTCAAGGCGTGGAATCTTCCGCAATGGGAAGTGGTATGAGAAATTATGCAAAACAAGGCGGTGACACAAGGAGAAATTCACTTGCTTTTTATACATCGGGTATTGGTTCGCAAAATACAAATAGATTATTTATTGATTTTGATGGTAACGTGGGAATTAACGACGATACACCTTCTTTCAAATTAGACGTCAACGGAACACTCAACGCCACAGGCGCAACAACACTTGGTTCAACCTTGGCGGTCACAGGCAACATCACCGAGGCTGGAAACAATGTTTTAACAAACTTAGACACGGCATCTTTATCAAGCCGCATTGACGCAAAGTATAATAGCACAGGTGGCACAATTTCTGGCAAAGCAATATTAAATGATTCTGCAAGGTTTGAAGGAAATGTTTTGTTTAAAAAAAATATGGGATTACCTATTGTCAAAATAAGTAATGCGGATTATACTGCTACGACTGCTAACCACACAATTATTTATACGGTATTAACGGCTGACAAAACATTGACAATTCCTAATGCATCTGACGCAAATGGGATAAAGTACATTATATCTATTTTTGATATTCCAGAAGGGAATGAGGCATTAACTTTAGTTACTCCTTCATCAAATTTATTTGTAAGAACTGATGGGGAAAGTTCAAATGTTGATATTGTTGGTGGTTATTGTACTACTATTCAAAGTGACGGAACAAAATGGTATATTTTATCATACGCTCCTATGTATTAAAAACTAAAAAACATAAAATGAAACAACTCCTTTTCCTCCTCCTTTTCCCTTGCCTTGCTTTGGCACAGTACCCTGCCAACGGTAATCAAAAGATAAGCCTTGGAGAACAGACGACTGCCGATGGGCTGGTGTTCCGAGGCGTGGCAAACGATACGAATGTCATTACTCCATTCAGCGATACAAGTGCGTATATCATTCTTGATACGGTAAACAGTAAATTTTACCATTACAACAGAACAACGACATATTGGAGCCTTGCAGGTGGCGGTGTATCGGTGTCCTCATTTAGCGCGGGAACAACAGGCTTAACTCCATCAACTGCAACAACTGGCGCGGTAACATTAGCAGGAACATTGGCGGTGGCAAATGGGGGAACGAATTTAACTACATTTACTTCCGCAAATAGAGTTCCATATTCATCTTCAGCAACACAGTTAACAACAAGTGAAAATCTTACATTTGACAATAATGCTTTAATTTTGCGTAAAAATTCAAATGGAACTCAATTTACAACATTTCCAAATATTGCAGTTGAAAATACATCGACATCTGGCTTCAGTTTTGCAGCCATAAAAGTAAGTGCTAATATTGGCGATAATATAGTAATTGGTGATATTTTAGCAGATGGTCTTGGAACATTAGGAACGCCTTCAGTAGCTTTTAGAACTGTTACAAATCACCCATTTGCCATTTTTACAAATAACACTGAAAGAATTAGAGTAAATACAAGTGGCGAAGTTTGGATAGCTGGAACAACAGACAGAGGTGCTTATAATTTACAAGTAAATGGAACGGGTGTTTGGGGTGCTGGTGATTATGTTAATGGTTCTGATTTAAATATTAAAGATAATATTCAAAATTTAGATAGTTCATTATATTTAATAAATTTATTAGCTCCAGTCATGTATAATTATAAAGAAGAATATAATAAAGATGAATCAAAACAAATTGGTTTTATTGCTCAAGATGTTTATAATGTTTTATCAAATACAGAATTTTCTAATGCAATAGTTAAAAGTGATGGCGATACTTTAAGTATGGCTTATAGTTCATTTATCCCACTTTTAACCAAAGCCATACAAGAACAAAACCTTCTAATCAAAGCCCTTGAACAAAGAATTTTAATCCTCGAAAACAAATAACATGAAAAACATACTTTTCTTTTTACTCATTCCTTTCCTTGCCTTATCGCAAGACGTTGTTACCGACACAGTTTACATCCAAAAGCAAGGCGATATTTATTACATTGTTACTATGACCACGTTCAGCGATAGCACGGTGACAGGGAATAAACAAATACTTGGTGATAGCTTAACAGCCATTAACGCGCTTGTAACCGATGCTGAAAGGCAAAGCAACACTATTGCCATCCATGCGAAGCCATTGATTTTAAAAGGCAAAGCGGTGAAGCGGATTAATTACTACAATAATTTGCACCTTCAAATAAGTGGTAAGCCTGTTTACACCTCAACGGCACTTAGGGACACAACTGCTTTTTTGGGCGATTGGACATTGGTATTCAACGGGGAAAATATCCTGGGAGAGATTCAGATAAACAATGCCAACAGATTTATTTTTAATCCTGATAACGGCAAAGTATATACAATTTCAACAAACCTATTACTCTCGACATTTACAAATCAAATTACCTTTTCATTCAATGGTGTAAAATACGACTTGTATAAATTTGCTAATGGTAAATTTGCAACGGTGGAGAATGATGTTAGGCTCGTAAAAAAGGAATAATGAAAACAACCTTAATCAACCTTTTGCACCTTGGATGGGAGAAAATAACATACGCGATTTGCTGTGGCTATATTTTTTCATTTTTCATACCAATAAAGGGATTTTTAATTTTTACAGTATTTGTGGTTTTTGGTGACATGGCTACTGGTATCATCGCGGCAAAGAAGGAAGGGCAAAAGATAAACAGCAAGGGGCTTTATCGGACCATGGAAAAGATAGTCGTTTATTTCTGTGGTATCCTCATATTCGAGGGTGCAAGAAATACTTTTTCTATTCCATTCAATATAACGTACATGACTGCTTTTTTAATTGCGACGGTGGAGCTTTATTCTATTTCGGAAAATATAAAACGCATCACAGGGGTAAATCTTGGCGTTTTAATCACACGTTTTTTTAATCGTTAAAACAAATAATATGGAGACTAATTTAAAAGAGGCTTTAAAATCAGCTGACACATTAAAATCGCCACTTGGTGACGTGGCTTGTTATTCTCTTAATTTTGCCCAGTTAGCAGGTGAGATAAACATTTACATGGAGGGAAATAAAATTAAGTTCACGTGGAAAAATTACATCCAACTTGCCCAA